CCTTTGATAATTCCAGAAGTGAATAAATCAGCCATATTGGAGCATATTAAGGACTTAAGAATTTATAAAAGAAGGCAGTTTGATTATAAAGACAGAAGAGAAACAGAAAAACTTGGATTTGTGATGAGCTGGGCTTCCAAACAGGCTTTAACATCAAGATTTCTGGAACTTTTAAGAAAAGGAGGAATAAGAATCTATGACGCGAATACTATTGAAGAGATGAAATCGTTTGTTTATCAGGACGAAGCAAGTTCGCAGGGAGCTTCGGCTTCGCGGGGATTTCACGATGACGATGTTATTTCAACGATGCTGGCTTTTTGGGAATTTAAACCGACTTCCTCTGACGATTTCTTTGCTAGAAAGGCGATAGAAAACGCGAATAATAAACCAAAATTTTTTCAATACAGATAAATGTTTTATTCAGGAGAAGTTTTAAAATTCAGGATTACTCCGGAAAATATAGGAATGTTTAAATATAATGACGACAGGACGGAAAGAATTGATTATATCAAAGACAGGGAAGCTCTGGAAGATAAACTGGCAGCTTACGAAAAAGGAGAAATAAGACCGATGACAAAAATTTATCCCGAAAGATATGATTTGACTGTTTTGACTTATGACCAATATAAAGAGCCGTATTTTATCATAGACGGATGCCATAGGATTGAGGCTTTAAGAAAAACATTGTTTTCTCAAAAGTTGATAAATGGTTTTACTTTTTGGCTTATTCCTTCAAACTTTTGGGGAGTGCGGGACAAAGAAGAAGCGTATAGACTAAATGAAATGGTTAATTTAAAATTAAAAAAAGCGGGACTTCCATTGTGGGTTAAAAAATTTGATTTTGTGGAAATTGATGGAAAACTTACCGCTTGGAAAAATATAAATATAATAGATACAGGAGATATAAACCAGCCGCTTCAGTTTGGAGTTGACTGGGTATTAAACGAAAACAGAAATTTCTCGGAAGATAAAGAATTTAAAGACCTGCCGAAATGGCGAGATTTAATAAAATGACTGAATTGCAAAACACAAATATATTAAAACTGATAAACGAGGAGAAATATAATTACGAAAACAAAAGAATTCAAATAGTTCCCAATTTTTTGTTTAATCAGAAAGAAACCATTGAAACTATTTATTTTTATTATAATTCAAAATTTCAGACAGGAGATATTGATATTGAAGGAGATAAGAAATACTTTTTTAATATTGTAAAAAATCCCTGTGAGGTTCATACAAAAGCCATTGACTTTGACACAAAAGATATTCGTATTTTAACCGCAGACGGAGGAAATCCTGCAAAGACTTGGTATTTTGAACGCGATTTAAAGCAATGGATGAAAAACCAGAATTTCGGAAAAGTTTTAAACAGGATTTTTAAAGAATTGCCCATATTTGGTTCAGTGGTTATTAAAATAATAAATAACAATCTATATTTTGTTGATTTAAGAAATTTTATAGTTGAACAATCTGCCGATACTTTAAGCGGAGCAAATTATATAATTGAAAAACATCCATATACGGTAATGAATTTTAGGAAAGCGATGAAAGATTTAGCAATTGATAAAAGTAAAATTGAAGAGGCTGTAAAGTTATATAGAGAAACTCCTGACGCAAAACATCTTATGGTTTATGAAAGATACGGAGAAGTAGAAGATAATAAAGGAAACTGGAGTTATAGGCGGGTATATATTGCCGATGTGGGAAAAGATGAAAGTGACCAGGCAGGAATGGTTATTCCTCATAAAGGAATTGAACTTAAATCGGAAGAAATTGAAAAACATCCTTATTGGGAGTTTCATTTAAATAAAATTCCTGGAAGATGGCTGGGAGTAGGTGTGGTGGAATTATTATTTGACCCGCAGATAAGAGAAAACGAACTTGTTAATGTTCAGGCCAAAGCGACTTATGCCAGAGGAATGATTTTATTCCAAACGCTTGACCCTAATTATAACAAGAATCTTAAAAAAGACGCGGAGAATTTTCAGGTTTTAGGAGTTGACCAGTTAATACAAGAAATACCGATTCCCGACAGAAATCTTGCCTATTTTAACGAAGAAACAAAAAAATGGCTTGCTAACAGAGATGAACTGACATTATCTTACGATGTTATTCAGGGAGAAAGATTGCCGGCTGGAACTCCTCTGGGTTCGGCCCAGATAGCAGCGACAATGAGTTTAAGTTATTTTGACCAAATAAGAGAAAATATCGCTTTGGATATTAAGGAAATGCTTTATGATGTGATAATTCCAAATTTTCAGAAACAATCAACGGCAGAACATAGTTTGAGATTGATAGGAGAAGATTTAGATACCTATGTGCAAATGATTAAGGGAATTAAGATAAATGAAGAAATTGTAAAACTCGCTATTAAAAGTATGACGGGAAGAAATCCCTTTCCGACAGAAAGTGATAAAGAAGTCGTTGGTATTGCAGTTGAAGGAACAATGAAAGAAGGAAAAGAGATGTTATTGCCTATTCCTAAAAATTTTTATAGCGATGTTAAATACCAGATTGAAATTGAAATAACTGGAGAAAGCAAAGACACAAGAGTTTATACAGCTACTTTATTTGGAGGACTTCAGGCGATTACAGCCGACCCGACAATTTTGGAAGACCCGATAAAACGAAAATTCTTTTCAAAATATCTTGAATCTGGCGGAGTAAGAATGGAAGATTTTATGGGACAAATAAAACCTCAGTTAGAGCAAACTCTTGAAAAAGGAAAAGCCGGAGGAGGAGTTTCAAGACCGGTTATGCCCAATAATCCGGTAATGGCGGAAATGCCGCAGATAAAATAATGGATAAAAAAATACGGGAGGAATTATTAAAAGATTTCAGAGAAATGCCGCAGGCGGAAGCTGTTTCCGATTTTTTGGAAGAAGAAATTGATAATTTAGACAGCGTTCAGGGAGGGAAAACTATTGACGAATACTGGGCAAGAGAAAAGGCGATTAAGATATTAAAAAAAATAAAAGATTCGCTTGTTTTTAAAAAGTCGACAGAAAAAAAATTTAATCAATATAAATAAAGTGGTAAATAATATGCCGGTTGATTTTGAAAAATGCGTATCGGAAGGAGGAAGAGTCAGAACCAAAATTCTTGGCAAAGGGAAATATATTCATATTTGTTTTAAAAATGGAAAATCTTATGCGGGAGAAGTAAAAATCAAACGCAAATGGATTAAAAAGAAATAAGGTCGTTGGGGACAAAACCCCGTAAAAATGACATAAGGACTAAACCTTAAAAAAGCATTATGGAAGAAGAAAATAAGGAGACCATAGAATCTCCACAAGGAGAAAACCTTGAAGAAAAATCAGAACCTGGAGAAAACCTTGAAGAAAAATCAGACGAGCAAGACAAAGAAATCCAAACAAGGGATGCCCAAATAGCTCATTGGAGGGATAAGGCAAAGAAGTTGGAAGAAAAAGTAAAAAATCTTGAAACTTCAAAACCAAAAAATTCCGAAGATGAAGAAATTTGGGAAACTACAAACGACCCTATGGATACTATTCGTTTAGGCAAATCCCTTAAAGATTATTCTGAAGAGGAAACTGAATTTATTATTCAGAATGCTCCAACAAAAGATATTAAGGGAATAATGGATGCCGAGAAAAACGAAATGGTGCGTCTTGCTATTCAGGCAAAAAGAGAAAAGGTCGCAAAAGAAAAATCTCTTGCTCCTAACACTAATCAACCTGAATCAGAAAAGCCAAAAACCATTGAAGAAAGGTTAAAAGAGGCAAAAACATTTGATGAAGAAGAAAAAATACTTAACGAATCAGGTTTTAGGACCAGTTTGGGAAGGAATTTTGACATCAAATAGGTTCGTTGAAAATGGAAAGAGCAAGGGAATAATATGCCTAATGTAGTAAATAACTATGGTTATACTACAGCTATTTCGCCCACAATTTGGAGTTCGCTTGTTCAGCAACAAGTAAGAAAACAGGCAGTTTCATTTAAGGTTTGTAATACCAGACTGGAAAGGTATCTTCCTTTAGGCAAAGCAATCCAAATTCCAAAGGTGAATAATGTATCTGCAAAGGTTTATACGCCTGGAACAGATATGTCTGCCACCAATCAGATTTGGACATACGATACTATCAATGTATCTACAATGAAGTATTGTATGAGTTATGTTGATGATGTGGAAAAAATACAAACCAATGTTGATGTTGCCACTGAACTTGTCAGCGATGCCGGCTATCAGTTAAAAAATGCGATAGATACATTCGCTTTCACGAAGATTACCGGCGGAGCAAGCGTAGGATTGTCGGCGGTAAATAGAAATTCTGTATTAGCCGATGGTTCTACTGGACAGATAACAGCTGCGTCAACCAATATAATTGACTTGTTTGCCGGAATGACGAAAGTCCTTCGGGATAACAATGTTGAAGAAGTTGGCGATTGGTGCGCTGTTGTTACTCCCACGCTCGCGAAATACATAGAGATAAAAGCCGCAAGCACTGGATTTAATATATCGGATGCTACTTTAAGAAATGGTTATGCCGGAAAGTTTATGGGATATGAAGTTTATATCTCAAACAATTTGCCTTCTGGCGTAATTTCAGCATTAGCCCCTTCAACGATTGGCGGTCCGTCTGCGGCAGGTTCGGCGACAACCGGACACGCTATGTATTTTGGCAGAAAAGGCTGTATTGATTTGGTGGTTCAAAGAGCGCCGACAATGCAATTAAGAAAACCAGACAGCAAGATTGGAACGAATATCATCA